GCAATTACAATAAGTCAGGGTAAATACAATTTTAAGGACGTTAGAGTGTCTTTTGATTACGATGGGACACTTTCTACCGACAAGGGAAAGAAACTCTTGGAAAACGAACAAAAACAAGGTAATTTGATCTATATTATATCAGCAAGAAAAAATATTGAACCATTAAAAGAATTTGCCAAAAAACATAATATCAGGCTTGATAGAGTATTTGCTACTGGATCCAACAAAAACAAAGTTGAAAAGATTAAAGAATTAAATATTTTTAAACACTATGATAATTCAAATCAGGTAAAAGATATAATATCAAAAACTGATGGATTAAAAGTAGATTTGGTTTTACTTGAAAGTTTTGCCACAATTGGTGAAAGGGGTGGTATTAAAGAAAGTAAAAAAGCCCCAAAGTCAGATACTCCAAATCCAAATCCAAAGGGTGAAGGAACAGCAAAAGGTAATGCATCATCAACAAGGGGAGCAGTTGTAACAAAAGAAATTGAAGATAATTTAAGAAAAAAGGTTGATGATTTCAATCAAAGATATAAAGATAAATTAAAATATGGTGTGAATATAGGCATGTTAAAATCTGTTTATCAAAGGGGCATAGGTGCTTATAATGTGTCTCATTCACCAGTAGTAAAATCTGCTGCACAATGGGCTTATGCTCGTGTAAATGCATTTTTATATCTTGTTAAAAATGGAAGACCTGAAAATTCAAAATATGTTGGTGATAATGATTTATTACCAAAAGGGCATCCTAAAAACAAGTAGAAAAATCAATATTTACAAATAAAGTAATTAGATGGCTGATACTACAATTAAAATCAATATAGATTCTACTGGATCACAAAAATCTTTAGCAACACTAACGGCAGATATTGAAGCGACAAGAGTTGAGTTAGACAGATTAATTGCCACTTATGGTGAAAATTCTGCTGAGGCCGATAAAATGCGGACTTCCTTGGCTGGTTTAGAAATTGAATATACAAAAATGGGTGGAGCAATAGAAGAATCAAATATTTCTGTTGGTTCATTAAAAGCACAATTAAGACAACTTACAAATGAATTAGCCCAACTTGAACCTGGATCTGCTCGCTTTACTGAACTATCCCAAAAAGCAGGACAATTAAGAGATCAAATAAAAGATACAAATGATGTAATTAATGCCACAGCAGGAACAGGGATTGAAAGATTTGGAACTGCTTTACAAAAAGCCACACAACTTGGAGTTGCAGGATTTCAGGGTTTATTATCAGTTCAAACTCTACTTGGAAGTGAAAATCAAGATTTACAAAAACAATTAGTTAAACTAACCGCTGTTTTAAACTTATCTCAAGCAATAACAGCATTTGGTGGTTTAAGAGATACATTTATTGCCATAAGAGCAGGTATTGTTCCCTTGGTTACAAATATGTATTCATTTGTCGCAGCACAAGTAGCAGCCACAGGAGCAAGTGGGGCTTTGGCAACTGCGATGAACGCAATTCCTTTTGTAGCCCTTGCAACAGCAATAGGTTTAGCCGTTTATGGAATTTACAATTATGTTACGGCTTCAAATCAACAAGCAGAAAAGGAAAAAGAACTTGCAAAAATTGAAGAAGAAAGAGAAAAACAAGTAAAAGCATTAGCAGAAGCCCAAGAACAAGAAAGAGAAAAAGTTGGAGAATCAAGTGTTGAATATGTTAATTTAATTCAAAAATTAAAACAAACAAATGCCGGTTCATTAGAAAGAGAAAAGTTAATAAAGAAAATCAACGATCAATACGGAACAACTCTTAAAAATATCAAAGATGAAAGCAAGTTTCAGGATCAATTAAATTTATCAGTTAAAGAATATATCGCCCTTCAAGTTTTAAGAGTAAGACAAGAAGCAAAAAGGAAAGAAGAAGCAAAAGCAATCGCAAACTTGGTTAAGGCTCAAGATGCATTAGCAAAAATTGAAAAGGAATATGCTGGATTGTCTAAACAACAAATTGAAGATTACGATCAAAAAACTTATGGGGTTTCTGTTTATAGTGATGCAATAATTAGGGCTAATTTAGAAATTGAAAATGCGCAATCAGTTGCCGAACAATATGCTATTTCAACAAATGATTTACAAAACGAAATTGATAAATTGGGACTTAAATTTCCAAAGGTTATAGATGGAACAGAAAAGCATGGAAACGCCACAAAAAAGACAAAAAAAGAGGTTAAAGATTATGGAGATATAATTAAAAGTATAGGTGATATTTTAGATCAAAACCAAAAGTTAGAAGAAGAAAATTATATCAAATTTCAAGAACTATCAAACAAAACTGTTGATGTTAAAGAAATTGAAAAAACTAAACTAATAGAAAATATTAGAAAAGTTTATGAAGCAAACAAAAAGTTAATAAATTCTGAAGTAACAGATAGTAAGAAGAAAACTGACCTTTTAAAAGCAAACGAAGATGCTTTTACCAAATTTTTATCTTTGGAATTGGATCAAAGAAGAATTGATATTGAGATAGCAAATAAAAAAAGATTACAAGATGCTACAGATCTCAATAGATATTTATTACTTGAAGAACAAGGATTACAAAAAGAAATCAGGTTCGGTGATGGTGATACAACTGATACAAAATTAAATAATGCAAATAAAATTACTAGTGCTTATATCAAAGAATTAGAAACTCAACAATTAAGATCTGAAATTGATAATAGAGTTAAAATTAAAAAACAAGTTGAGTTTTTAAAAGAAAGAGAAGCACTACAAAGGGATTTTATACAAACAGAACAACAAACAAATAGAGAAGCAGGTCTTGCTGAAATCAAAAGAATTTTAGATATTGAAATTCAAAAATATAATATTGAAAAAAAATATTTAGTTCAGGGTGATTTAGAAAAGGAAATAAGTGTTAAAAGAAATGCACAATTTACAAAACAAGATCTTCAACTTCAATTAACAGAAGCAGAAAATTTAAGTAAAACTTTAGTAACTGAAAACGAAAAGAAAAATAATCAAATAAAAATTGATGATTTAAAATCTCAAATAGAAATTGCTGATTTAGAAGAAAAAAATGCAACAATTATTCAAAAAAACTTAAATCAGTTAAAAACAAACTTAAATGAAGAATATAACCAACAACAAATAACAGACAGAGTTCAAGCAAATAACAAATTAGTAGAACTTGAAATTACTACTCAAAATACGATATTTGAAATAAAGGTAAAACGATTAAATGAATACTTACAATATGCTTCACAAATATATGGGGAACTTTCAACCATCACATCTTTATTTCAAAAAAATCAAATTGATACACAAAAAAATCAATTGGATTCTTATGTCTCTTATGAAAAAACAAAGTTAGATCAACAATTAGCAAATAGATTAGTTACACAAGAAGAATATGATGCTCGTGTTAGACAAATAAATATAAAAAGACAACAGGACGAATTAAAATTAGCAAGAAAACAATTTAGAATTAAAAAGGCTTTGGATATTGCAGGAGCAACGATTGATGGAGCAAGAGCCACTTTATCTGTGTTTGCACAAACTCCTGGTGAATTGATAATTAAATCTATCGCAGCAGGTCTTGCGGCAGTATTTGCTGGAGTTCAAATAGCTTTAATTTCAAAACAACAATTTACAGCAAATAAAGGAGGAATTGTTCCTGGAAACTCTATGATAAATAAAGATAGTGTATCGTCTTATTTAACTCCTGGTGAAGTTGTAATCAATCGTAATTCATCTCAACAATTTTTGCCTCTTTTGGATTTAATAAATAGATCAGGTGGTGGGGCTCAACTAATTCCTGATTTACCTGCATCAACAACTCAAATAAATCGTTTTCAGCCAGTATATCAAAAAACAAATACAAGTCCTATTAGAGCCTATGTTGTTTCAAGTGATATTGAAAGCAATTTAGGAAAAATTGATAGGATAAGAAGAGCCACAAAGTTTTAGATTTTACAAATATAATTTTTAATATTTTTGAATATGGAAGAAGAAGATTTAGTTTTTCAACTTGATTTTTTTGACGATGATGAGCAAAGCGGAATGTCCGCACTTTCTTTTGTTAAATCACCAGCAACACAGATAGAATTTGAGTATTTTGCTTCACAACAAAGATCTTTTACAGATTATCCAAAAGAAGCACAAGCGGGAGCATGTAAGGTGTTGGAATGGATTGATAAATATGGAAGAGATGAAGTTGATGGAATGACCCAAGTGGGATTGCAAAGAGCAAATCAATTATGTAAAAGAAAACCCATTTCTTTGGAAACAATTGCTCGCATGGCTTCATTTCAAAGACATAAAAAAGATAGTGAGATAAATCCAGAATATGCAGGAAAACCTTGGAAGGATAGAGGTTATGTTTCTTGGCTTGGTTGGGGGGGTGATAGTGGAATTTCTTGGGCTCAAAGAAAATTAGAATTAGTAGCAAACAAAATGAATAACAATAATTTTAGTGTAATTAGTGAAGAAAAAAGATTAGTTCAAGCACCAGTAATGGTTCCAGATACAAAAATAGTAAGATTTTCAAACGCTCTTGGTAAATATTGGGCGACATTTTCAAAAGATGTTATTGAAAGAATGATGAAAAAATATTTTATTGATGGAAGAGCAAACAAAGTCAATAGAGACCATAATCCACAAAGTTTTGTTGATGATGTATATATGGTTGAAAGTTATTTAACTGGTGATAGAAATAAATCTGAACTATTTCCTGATGTTCCTGATGGAACTTGGATTGCCACTTATTTCGTTAAAGATGATGAGTTATGGGATCAAATTAAATCAGGAGAATATAAAGGATTTTCATTAGAAGGTGGATTTTTTCAAACTTTAGAACAACAACAAGTAGATAAAATATATCAAACAATCAAAGATATATTAGAAAAGAATTTGCCTGATACAGAAAAAGAGCAAATGATAAAAGAATTATTAAAAATAAAATGAAATCTTTTTTTAACTCTTTGTTTTTATTTATAACTCCGGTAAGTCCTTTATTTTTAATCACATTTTTATTTGTATTTATAGATACATTTACAGGTAGAAAAAAAGCAAAAAAATTAAATGAAGAGATAACATCTCGTAAAACAAGATTTGGAATTATCTCAAAGTTGATTACCTATTTTTCTGTAATCATAATGGCTTATTTATTGGATTATTTCATTTTAAATGAGATTACAACTCATTATGTATGGTTTAACTACTTATTTACAAGATTATGGGCTGGAGTTCTTATATGGATTGAATGGACTTCAATAAATGAAAATTTAAAGGTTTTAAAAGGATATTCGTTAAATGATAAAGCAGTTCAGTTAATAACATTATTGAAAAAAGTTATATCTGAACTTATGACGATTAAACAACAATAAACAATAAATAATTAAAATAAAAAAAAATGAGCAAATCAAGTATTTTAGAAAAAATTAGAGATCTATTTTTTGAAGATCAAACTATGAAAACTGAATCAAACAAAATGGCAGATTATAAAAATGAAATTGCTGTTAAACTTCTTGATGGAACAGAAGCAAGGGTTAAATCAAAAGGAGATGCTGTTTCAATCGGTGATTTAATGGAAGTTAAACAAGGTGATAATTTCATTCAAGCACCCGAAGGTAAATATGAATTGGAAGGTGGTCTATGTGTTTATACTGATAAAGATGGTTTTATCAACGAAATTGAAACAGAACAAAAGGATAATAGCGAACCTGAAAACAATATGGGAAATAATGAAATGGAAGAATTGTTTTCATCTGTTGAAAAGTTGATGGACGTAGTTTATGAATTGAAACAAGAAATAGAAACTATTAAAAAGTTTAATTCTTCTTTAAATGAGGAATTTAAGAAATTTTCTTCTCAACCACAAGAAGAAAGTATTATAAATAAAAATAAACCAGTTCTTGAAAAAAATGCTACTAAACAAGAAAGATTAGCATTCTTTTCATCAAGAAAATAAATTAAATAAAAAAGAAATAAAATGAGTTTAAACGTAGCAGCACTTACGGCATACATAGATCAAGAGCGATTACCTATTATCCGTAAATTTTTATTAGAAGGTAGAACACAAAAATATGTAACAGTAATTCCTGATGTGAAATCTACCGCATCAATTAACTTGATGACTACAACACTTCAATTACAAGCGGCTTCCAATTGTGGTTGGACTAATTCAGGATCAACAATCCTGTCTCAAATCAACGCTTCTGTTTGTCCAATTGCTTATAGAGAATCTATATGTCTTGAAACTTTGGAGCAATACTATACACAAGTATCTATGAACCCTGGATCTTATAATGAATCACTTCCTTTTGAAGAGGTATTTGTAAATGATAAAGTGGCAAACATTTCACAAGCAATTGATAATTTGTTATGGCAAGGAAACGTAGCAACTGGATCAGGAAACTTGGCATTATGTGATGGTTATATCCAAAAAGCTACAAATGTATATTCAGGTTCAGTAGTTACAGGAAACGTAAATGCTGTAACAGCAATTACAGCAGCAAACATCATCGGTGTAGTTGATGCAGCAGTAGGTGTTATTCCATCAGGAATTGTTAATGATGATGAACTTTATTGCTTCGTAGGTTATGATTTTTTTAGAACTTATGTTTTAGCATTACGAAACGCAAACCTCTATAATTATCCTTCAATTGAAACAGGAAACAGAGATTTTGAAATCACAATTCCAGCATCATCAGTAAGAATGGTTGCTGTTGTTGGTCTTAATGGAACAAATAAGTTCTTTATCACATCTAAAAAGAATATTTATATGTTCACGGACTTAACATCAGATTACGAGCAGTTTGAAATGTGGTTCAGTCGTGACTTCAACGAACTAAG